GGTGGTATACTAAATTCTGGATTTGGAATGTCTCATGAACGCATGCCTGGTGATAAATCAATACAAAAACTTATGGGTGGACCAATTCAAGGTGCTGTGACTACTTCTGGATTTGGAAATAGACTTGATCCAATAACAGGAAAACCTGCATTCCATGATGGTGTTGATATGATAGGTAGTAGTAAACAGGTAAGTGCTACTGCTGGTGGTATAATCCTGTATACAGGTAAAGAGGGAGATCGAGGTAATGTTGTAGAAGTAATGCAAGAAAATGGTAGAATTGCATCCTATGATCATTTAGCATCAATCAATGTTAAGCAAGGACAATGGATAGATTCTGGTGGACTTATTGGTCAAATGGGGTCAACTGGAAGATCGACTGGAGACCATTTACATTACAAAGAAGAAATAATTAAGGGTGGACAACGTATACCAATTGCACCTATGGGTGGACAGATGATTGGTGCAATTGGAATGCCATCCTCAGGCAAAGAACGCGTTATAGATAAATGGAAGAAGTTTAAAAGTGGAGTATCTGGAAATTATGAAACTATAAAAGATCATGATGTATTTAAAAGGGGCGTTGCAAAAGCAACTAATTTTAAAAATATTGGGGATTTATTGAATGAGGGAAGGGCTAACATTGAAGGTGGCCTTGATAAATATGGTCAACCAATAACATCTGGACTATTTGGCGGAATAACTAAAGTACTTACATTGATTTCAAGATTGTTTATGGAAGCACTTGGTGGTGCATCTGGATTTATGGATGATAATTTTGGGAGACCTGAAACATTTGAGAGTGTGGCAAATAAATTGGGTTCTACTGGATTAAGTCCTGGTTATAATCAAATGTTTAGTATGGGTAGAAAATTTAAAGTTGGTGGTAAAGGATGGAAAAAATCTGTTAGAAACATGATTAAAATGCATGAAACTTCTAGCATAGATAATCCAAAACTTAAACAATATGATGATTCAAGAGGATATGCAACTATTGGATATGGGCATAAATTAAAGAAGGGTAATAAATTCTTTGGTAATATTAATAAAGCCATGGCGGAAGAGTTACTTAAAGTAGATATTGACGTTGCAGAAGAAGGTCTTAATAGAATTACTAATAAAAGTCATGATGAACTAGTTAGCACATATGGACCATATAGATATGCAGCACTAGTAGATATGGCATACAATATGGGTGTTGGGCGTGGTGGTCTTGGTGGATTTAACAATATGTGGAGCAACTTGAATGATGGTAAATTCCTAGATGCCGGTGCAGAAATTCTAGATTCTAAATATGCAACCCAAGTTAAAAGCCGTGCAATGACAAATGCTCAATTAATGGCTACTGGTCCAGTCCAACCAAGTGACAATTCATCAGGTAATTTTATTATTAATATGCTAAAGAAGGCTGGTGCAAAAAGTAGAACTTCTGGTGGAAGTACCAGAAAGGGTACAACAGAAACATATGATAGAGCAATGGGTTCTGGTATTACTAAGAATATGATAGATAAATTTGCATCAGTGAAGCAAAGAGTTAAAGGAAAATTGAACAATTCTACTTATTGGCCACCAACTTCTGGATATCTCACTAGTCCATTTGGTATGAGACCGGGTGGATTTCATAAAGGTATTGATATTGGTGTAGGTGGTGCATCAGGTACAGGTACTCCGATACATGCAGTATGGGATGGTATAGTTGTAACAGCGGGTACAAATTCAAATGCTGGTAATTTTGTAGTAATTGATCATGGTAATGGATTATATTCTAAATATATGCATATGCAGGATGGATCTATGCAAGTTAGTGAAAATGATGTTATACAAGCTGGACAGATTATAGGTGGAGTTGGTAGCACTGGCCGTTCTGATGGTAATCACTTACATTTTGAAATAAGTGAGACACAAAGAAAGAGTGCAAGAAATGGTGTAATTGATCCAGAATACTTGTTTTCACCAATACCAACAAAACCTAGTAGTACAATGGCTGGTGGATTGGGACATACAATAACTAGTACGCCACCTAAAATTGATAATCAAATGTTAGCACAAAAAACACCTTCTGGCCCGGATGTACAAGATGGATCAATGAGCGAAACGGGTGGTGGAGAAATTACTACCTCAACAGTTGATGGTAAAAAATTAATTACTATTCAAATTAATCGAGAAGTGGGAATGCAACAATTGTTCGGAGCAGAAGTTGGAAAGAAAACTTCTGAATTAGGACGAGCAGTTGAAAAACTTGCTAATAACAACTTCATCACTGGACCAACTAGCACTGTTGTTCGTGGTGGTGATAATACTACCGTCGGTAATTCTGGTGGTGGAGATGCATTACAAGGTCAAGTAGATGCTGTTATGTCAGCAATATTAGATGGGCGTGGATATATGCATTCTTAAGGACTAAATAATAGTGATAAGCGTTCTATAAGCGTTTATTTGAATAGACGTTATCCTAGTATTAAATTGAAAATTAATCGTCCTAAGGAGCGATACAATAGGAGTGAGAGTATGCCAAAACTCGGCAAGTGGTTTACAGAGGAACAAATGGAGTCAGCCGCCGATACGATAGCTAGTGGCTTTAGTAAAGTTCAAGATGTCGCGGGTGATGTATTAGGAAGTTTGTCTGGTCAAGAACCCTCTTCTGTAGTTATAAACAGTGAAGGTGAAGATGAGAATAGATATAGTCACTATACTTCATTTCCCAAAAGTGATCAAGATCCAAAATGGGGAACATTTAAAGGTGATAAATCCCCAGAAATAATTGGATTACCACCTCATGCATATTTAGATATTGCTGAGGGAGGAACATCTCCTAGTGGAGTATTGAAAAAATTATCTCTTGCTGCAATGCCCATAGTTGAAATTCAACCATGCCTTCCTCAATTTGGAAGTGGAGCGGATGGAGGAGCAGGATTACAATTATTTAGTTTAGATCCTGGTCGTGGTATGGAACAATGGAAAAAGATTGTTAGTCATTGTGGATTTGAAAATGATATTAGTGGAATAAGAGGTCCGCTTCAAATAGCATTCTTAAATGAAACATCCATAGGAGAACAATGGAGTAGTTCATTTGAGGAAACACAGTTTGAAGGTCTGGTAAATAAAGGGTCAAGTATGGCCCAAACTATGCGTATGTTAACTGGTACTAAAAACCTGTCAGATGCAGTTAGCCAAATGAGTAATAATATTGGAGGGGCTGGAAAAGATATCGGCCTCGAGATTGGTAACCTCCTGCGTTCTGGTGAAAGTGGCATTGATAGATTATTTGGGGAAGCTGGTAAGGCAGGTAGAAGTTTAGCTAGTGGTAGTAGAGTTGATTTTCCTCAGGTGTGGCAAGGTTCTAATTTTGAACCAAGTTATAACTTAACTATACGTCTTTATAATCCATGGCCCAATGAGCCAGCTGCATATAAAAGATTTATTTTATTACCTTTGTGTATGATATTAGCTATGTGTGTTCCAATATCTGATTCAAAATGGACATACAACTTTCCTTTATTTTGTAAAGCAAGATGCCCAGGTCTGTTTAATTTACCTGCTGCTGCATTTTCTTCAGTACGTGTTGTAAAGGGTGGTGATAGTAATGATGTAAGTTGGCATCAACAACCTGGAACAATTGACGTACAACTTACATTAGATTCGTTATTTCAAACTATGATTGCAACGACTGGAGACTCCAATGAAGTAGATAAACATGATGAACGACCAACTCTCAAAAAATATTTTGATAGTTTGAGAGATTGGATAGATTATAAAACTCCTTATGGAGATACGAGTGTTCAGGGGACTAATAGAGATGCAGGTGGAATAAAATTTGATCCTAATCAACTTTCAACTAATCCTCAAACCGCTAGCATTACAGATGATATAGTAGATAGAGTACCTTCTTCTGCAATTGATATAAACGATATATTAACTGCATCATTTGATGCGGATGAAGCAGAAACACTTTCTACTCAAGCCTCACTAATGTCAACTATGACAGATCAACTTGATGATATTAGCAACTCTGTATCTAGAGGATTTGGTGATATGTATACTAAATTATCTGATTCACTTGGTAATTTTGATATAAGTGGTTTGGGTATATTAGGTGATGATGGAACTATACCTGAATTTAGTGTTGCTCAATTTTCAGGTGCATTAGATTTAGAAAATACATTGGGTGGTGAGTATGGAAGTGCATCATCCCTAATTGGTGGACCAGGTTTCCCTGGTGGCATTAGTGCAATAGCATAGGAACAAATTATGGCATTAGATATTTCTAGTCTTGAAAGAACCGGTGATTTTATTAACCCTACAGATTCAAGTGGGTATGTTAAACTCACATTTGGAAATTTATTAGATAGAGTAGGAAACGATCTAAAACTACTTAAAAATGAAGTCGATGCTGTAGCATCTGGTTTGAGTTTTATACGTGGAAATTTAAGTGGACCGATTAATGGAAATTTGGTAGGTGCAACCCAATACATTCAACATATTAGAATGTATCTAGGATTATGGAGAAAAATATTTCAATTCAAAAAGATTATGATATATGCTATTGAACATATAATGTATGATGATGAGGATATTACATATACTGCAACTAATCCCCAATTTAGTTCAACTTATATTGCAAGTGAATTTACTACATCTATAACAGAAAGCACATTTTATTCGATATATGATGCAATTAATGCTGCTACTGATTTAACAAATATTAAAGAGCAATTAACAGAAGCCGACCAAAGTGGAGATATATTAGACAGTGTAAATTTAGATGAGTTAGAAGCTGCAATTAATGCTGAAATAGTTACAATTACTGCATATATAGAAACAGCAAGATTATCTATAGTTACATATGTTAACTTTTTATCTGACGATTTTATTGATGCTCTATCTACTATGGAAGATACTTTAGATGATAGGGATTTAGAAACCATAAATGATTTATTAAATACAAAAGTAACTCAAATTGACATAGCAATTGATGGTTATTATTCTAGTACAGGCGTGACACAAGCTAATTATCTAATTCAAATTGGAATATTATTTTCTGAATTAGAAGTTTTACTTGGAACATTTAATGGAATAGCTGAATCGTTTAGTGCAGAATTAACTCAAATATTATTAGATAGAGAATCTATTAAATATGATTTGATTGAATTACAAATGAATATATTTTCTAGCTTGCAAGCCCTACAACGCCAAGTAATTATAAGTCTCGAATTAATTGATGATACATTAGCACTGGTGAGAGGAATATTTGAATCTAGAGTTAATGCAATAGGAACTCTTCCTAGTTAACATATTTTAGTTTTGGTAAAATTCGTCAAATAATGAGATAAGAATATTGTCAATTGTGTTTTATACATACTTTTCAACCGGTATCCCAATATAGTAGAATACATTAGTTTTAGCATTTCATCTTTTGCACTATATTTACCAATTTTAATACCACTTTCAATACGTCTTACTAATGTGTTTCTACCAGACTCTTTACATACATTCATTAAGTTACCAGTTTTACTGATTAAAATCATAATGAATTTAATATTATCTTTGTATGTAACATCAGATATTTCATTAATAATTGAAACACCAACATCTCTTTTAATTCCACTTTTAGTTATAGCTAGATTTAGAGATTTTGAATCAACTTGTCCATATGTGCCAATTGATATTGAAATTTTATCAGCAATAATTTGCACATTTGTTTGTTCTTCATTATCATCAGAAGTTTTGGAGGATGACATCAGTTTTTGTTGTTTATAATACATTGTAGCAAATGATCTCATGGATTGAAAGATGCGATGTCTCAAATCATATATCATTCTTACTAATTTTGCATCATCGATAACTCTATTATCCAATAAATTGTGGTGAATTTTATATAATGAATTTACTATATGAGTGATAGCATTTGATACACCATTTTTTTCTCTATAAAGATGTTTAGAAGAAATCTTATTTAGAGAAGATTTCCATAGTTCATCACTACAAAATTTAGGAAAAAATCTATGAAATAAACTAGCATAAAATTTAATAGCTAAAAATTGATATAACAATTTTGCAACTTCTGTTCTTCCTTTTCTATGAGCATGAATCATTCCCATCATAATTGCCAGAGTATATTCATCAGTAAATATATTGAACGTTCTATATTTTGCATGTATAGTTTGTTTGAACTCTTTAACTTGAGCTTTTTCTAATCCTAACTTATTAAACAATTCACTCTTGTATATTATCATTTTTGGAACGTAGCATGGTTTTAATATATGAGATATTTCTGTTCCATTTATCTTCGATAAATATCTATAAATAGATGCTAATTCTGAATTGGAAAGGGATAAAAAGTCATTTGAAATCATTACCTCTTCCTTATAGTTATTGCCATATTACTAGTATCAAGGTAAACTAATTGAGGCGAATATCTTAGTAAATTTTCATGTGTAAATTTATCAAACTCAAAATCAAATAATATATCATGTTCTGGTTTCTTCAAATCACAATATAATACACCTTCAAGTTGTTGGACAACACTTGTCAAATCAGATTTATATAATGGTTTATCATATCCCATAAGTGTTACAAAATGATTAGCTAAAGTTGTCTTAATAGAATTAACAAATGCATTTTCAGACATTGGATAATTACTATCAATCCAAACAATCATTTCAACATCAATTGGTATATTTTTAGATAACTGATATAAATTATCACCATTGAATACCATCTTATGCACATATGTAGCATCCGGATCATTTGGATATGTATCTGGGTCATCTTCATAACTTGAATTATAATAAACTAAATCATTTGTTTGCAAATTATAAAATATCCAATTTCCTGGAGCTATAGGACTATATTGAGCAAGAAATCCACCTTCGGATTTACTCCACACATCTTGTTGACTTGTACCACCTGTGCTATCTGTTATTGTTACAACATTAGCTACACTCCACAGATTATCTTCATTTGTAACAGCATACACATATCCACAAGTGGGACAGAATGGATCTGGTAAAGCATCTGGATCAATTCCATGTATGAACCCCTTATTAACTGTATTAAAATTAGTATTAGTTAATCTACCAGTCGTGTTGCTAAATTTAAGATTAACATTATCAGTAAGCATACGATATTCAGTCATATCAAATGTTGCAATGCGATGTAATACTTCTTCTGTAAAATTATCTAATTGTTGATTGTCTTCTAGATATTCTAAATATGATTGTTTTACAACTGGGACGTCATACATCCAACCCCATGTGCCTGTAGAATCTGTGGATAATTCTCGAATTTTACTATACATAAAACTAGATAAATCTTGCTTGACTACATTTCTAACATCTGCATTGCAAATTCTATGATTACCAGAAGCCACAAGAGCAGCATTAGTAGTTGAAAATTGGAAATCAAAATATATTTCACCAGTAGTCATATCCAAAAAATCGACTTCTAATTGGAACCAAGTTAATGCAGTTCCATCATCAGTTGTAGTATCATGATATGTCGTATCATAATATACACTTGATTCATCCATTTCCATCTTACATGTAACATCACTATATTGCCCACTTGGTCCAGTAGAAACATGAGAATAATACATTTTTATTTGCAATGATCTATCAGTACTGCCAGCAGTATTTCCTAATACTTCAAATTCTACTGTTGTAGGAATTAATATTGTATCATTATCTACATAATATTCCTTCAACGAAGGAGTTTTAGATATTTCAGTTAAAACATAATAGTATGTACATTCGGAATTGGATGTAGTAACATCCACATCAAACAGCATTACAAATGGATCGTCCTCATCATAATCTGCTGCTGTTTCATAACGAGATAGAGATAGATCAACTTCATCTCCATACTTATATTGTATCATATCTACACCATCAGCATCTACAATATCATCCTCGTTCAATGCAACAACAACATTTCTAGTAGGAACATATTGATTAAGATATATGATATCTGTAAATAATACAATTTCATTTCTCTTTAAATCAGAACGTTTAAGAACTGGAAAACTGTGTTGTATAGGTAAGTCTTCAACAATTTGACTTGCATGCTCAAAATCATATTGAGTTACCAATCGTCCTAACGTAGAAACATGAGTAATGGCATTGGCTCTGATTTCATCAATAGTTGGATAATCTGTACCACCCGTAGCAGGAGATGTATTTATACAGTTAATTTTTACTGGAAGACTTCTGATTGCTCCATCAATATATTCAACATCCACATGAATTTTATCACTAGTTTTAATTGATCCTGCAATTACATTTCCTTCATATCCTTGGGTGACACTAATAATACAAGTAGCTTTATCTTTCTCTGTAGGTTGAGTTCCTATAATATCATTACCAAAAAATAATCTAATTCCTTTTTCATTTACACGATAGGTATAATGATATTCTCCTGGAAGACACATAAACATTGAAGGTTTAGTTTCCCACCAAACTCTATCATCCTCTACTATTTCTTGAATATATGAAGCACTCCCGCTAACTGTAGTTGGCACATAATTTGTTGCAACAGAAACTGTAGATAATTGTATACCAGCAAGTTCCCCCTCAAATGGAATAATTGTATCATAAAATTCATATGGTCTCATTTTTGGGAAAACAATTGTTTCAATCTGTTCTTCTACTTGGGTAGCGGATACTGTAAAATAAATTAGTGATTTGTCTGCTGAGAATTTCCAATGTACAGGCTGTATTCCTGTTACCTTAGTATCATCATCATTTTCATATCGGACTACTTCATAAATTGTTGCTGCTAATGGTACGCCTCTGTCAATAATTATGCTAAAACGTATCTCGTTTTCTAACGAAAATATAACCTTATTTGCATAAAATTTGAATGCGTCATGGTCTGGATCATGTCTTCCATACATAGTAAAGGCGGCGGAACTTCTAAAATCTGTTGGAATAGACATAAGAATTGTTGTGGTTGCAGGAGTTGCTATAGTTGGATTATATCCAACCATTGCAGCTAAATTTAATACTGATTCTTTTTGCTGCGCTCTAATTAAAAAGAATTCTCTGTAAGTTGCTGTATTGTAATATATTAGGTTAGCCGTGAGCACACTTAATACATTAATTAAATAAGACAAATAAGAAGTCTTTGTTAATTCTATATCATTTATTTCGAGATAAGTCTTACCATATTCAATAAGCTGTTCTCTTATCATATCTCTTGAAGAGAATATTTCCATAGTTTTTGATTCAAACACAACAATATCTCCTATACCACATTACCTAAGTAAAATCCAGAATGATTATCAAATAAACCGTTAAGAGTAGCTGTAGCAGTTCTCGATGCTTCTTGTAGTGTAAGAAGCAACTGTGCATTTCTGAGCGGTAAAATTGTCTTTTCATGTTCATAAAACATCCAATCGGTACTAATTTGATTTTCTAGTTCCCCTATACTATGAGGAGCCATTTTTAATTGACATTGATAAATCTGAAAGAAATCACTTTGGTGTGCCAAATTTATATTACTAACTGTATAAAGAAAATTCATCTTAGAAGTTTGTTGTTTATATCCATATGATAAATCAACAAAATCATTTTCTAAAGGTACAAGTCCATACATAGAAGGAAATATGACCTGTGTAGCTACAGATTGATTGTACATTATACCACCACGTTCATCTGTACTTTCCTGTGGTTGAACTTGTTCCACTCCGAATACCGGTAACATAGATATCTTTTTCCATCTAACTCCAGATAATTCACCAACACCTTGCTTTTCATAACTACCAGCCATTATCCCATCATCATCCCATACTGTTTCCTCTGTGTCTAAAGAATAATATGTAACTGGATATGCGTTAACATATGCATCCGCATACAATTCATATACATAAGAAAAGTAATCTTCTATGTAATTTAGTCTTCTGAGCCAAGGTGTAATATGGGATCTAGACATTACAGTCTCCTAATCAATAGTTCTCAATAAAGAATCGTCATATACTTGACTTATCTTTTTAACATCACCTTCATATTTAACACTAATATCAATTCTAAATCCTCGCTTGCTGGTTAATGGTATAACATCAACAGTAAAATCAGCACGGTCTTCATACCTTGCAAGAGCATTATTAATGATTCTAGATATTTGATCTTTAGAATAATCATCACATGGCTCAAAAATAAACTCATGCAACCCGATTCCAACTTCAGGGTCAAATAGATAAGTTCTAGTTGAAATAAACATTAATCTTCGAACTGCATTAACAATAACATCTAACCCTTCTAATTCTTCTAAATCACCTGATGGCGCGATTTTAGAATTAATATCTTTGGGAATATTTCTTTTCCCAGGTATTTTCTTCCTAAATCTTTCCAAATTATTTGGTGAACTAAAAAATTGGGTTGAAGCCATTATTGATATACTCCTATTTCACTACGTATTTGTCCTTAGTGAGATTCAATTACGAAATAGAGGAGCTGCGTTAAACAGCTCCTCTACCGACTTCTATTCATCTGTCTCTGTTGTGCTTTCTGAATATTCATTTTGTTCTTATAATCTGCTTCCATATCTCGGTTTCTCTCATCGACCATCTTCTTTTTCTGTTCTTCTAAATCTACTTTCCATTTAATAGTATCCACAAAATATTGATAAGGCATCAGTTGAATAGAGAACCAAGGTTCTCCCATTAATTCACATAATGATCTAATACTATTATAATGAGATTCTGTAAATTTGTCGATGACGTCGCTAGGTGATTGTAACCATACGAAAAAACTGGGTCACAATATCCAAACTTAGAGTATTAGTGGAGCCACACTCAAAGCAATCCCATTCAGTCTCTAATTCAACTCCATAGTCCGAAAAATTCTTTTTGAATACGTCATAAATTTCCTTCTTGTCTAATACAGGTAGAGATTGATATCCTTTAATAATATCTTCTCGTCTGATTACAACTTGGATAGGTTGTCTACTCTCAGAAGCATATACTTCGAATCTTTTAATTACAAGTGTTTCATTAACAATTTCTGTATCTTCCCGTCTTGCAAAGGATACCTCGTTAAGAATATCATACTCATCCTTAATAGTTGGCTGTTGTATTATTGCTACAATTCCAGATATAGGAAGAGGGACAGAAATTTCTGCTCCTAATATGGGATTAGAAAGAGTAGTTGCATTCTGAGAAGTTGAAAGGGGGTTCGGCATATCATCTTTATCAATCTGAACACTATCCGGGCGAACTGATGGATGTCGCGGCTGCGGAGGAGGCTGAGCTGATTGCGCTGCAATAATAGGATCAACTGGTGGTGCTTGTCTAGGTGTTTTATTGCCACCAAGTCCAATACCTGCCGCCTCTGCTTCTACAACTGGATCATCATTAACAGCGTTTCTTGGTTTAACATTAGCCTTCTTGCTAAGTTTCTCTTCAACTATTTGTTCCATTATAGGATCTTCAGCTATATCATTAACAGACCTTTGAACTTCATAGGTCGTTGTCATTGCATCTGTTCCAGGAAATGGTGTAATCTTAAAGATTTCAGACATCATAATTTTTAGAGATCTATTTGCACCACAATCATTGCACGCAACATTAAATTCTCTTTCGTCACCAAATGATGTAACGTAAATACCAAATATTAAAGCCTCTCTATCTTTTAAAGTAGTGGACTCCATAAATTGATCAAATGTTTCAATTTCATTTGGTTTAGTTACTAACGCTCCCCAAACAGTACGGTTAATTAAATCAGTTGATTTGGATGGAGTCATGCTAGATGATTTGAGTTTATTTACTTCAGATACGTTTAATCCTCTAACTCCAAAATTCAAACCAGTTTGTGGCGTCACAACACTATATTCTGGGTATACAATATTAAATCCCCTAAATATACCTGCATCTTCAGGTCTCATGTTTTGTCGATGTACATCTTGAACGTTCATAACTTTTTATTCCTCGTTTGTTAAAATGGTCCCTCAAAATATTATTTTTAATTTGTCCTAGATAGGTTAGAAAAAACGACTAAAAAGTGGGCGGACATCCGAAGATGCCCGCCCTGAACGGAACCACAACGAGAGGAGAAGACTATAAAAATTAAGCGCCAACACTCTTTTGATAATAATTAGAAATCACACCACCATCCGCAGCTGCACTATAATACTTATCAGCATAACCTTGACAATCAGCCTTTGTCCACTGTTCATGCCATAGATAATCAAGGTTCCAATCAATATCAAGTTCTAGCTTATCATATGCAGTAATGTCATGTCCAAATTGATCAGTAGGATCTTTCATTGGATATACACCAGTCATGCAAGAGTGGTATTCTACTATCTTACCATTTGGTTCTGTAGTCCAATAGTAAAGAGTAGATGCATAGTTAGACTTAGAATATGAACCTTCACCTTCGGATGCAGTAAGTCTGGAAACTCCAGTACGATAATCTCTAATCATTCGGACCCAGCCATGACAGATTCCGTGAATGGGAAGACCAGACGATTCAAGAAATCTCATACTTAAAGTATTGTCCCAATCTACATTGGAAGGAACAGCAAACCGGACATTACCAAGACCATTAAACTCAGCCTTGTTGACTGTTGCGCCGGGAATAGTCACAGACAAACAAGCGGACGCAAGAATGTTCTTGATACCACTAACTTTCAAATCTGCTAAACCCTCATCAGCAATTCCTACATTGACAGCAAGTTGTGATGGAAGATATACAAATTTAATAAAATGATATCCAGTAATATATGGATCAACCGTGTTACCCTTTGTGCCAGCCCATCTACGAGAAAATGTATTCTCATCAAGCGTTAACGGGGAAAATGAACTTTTCATAATAAAAAACCTCCAATTGGAATAACTTTAAAATATCACTAATTTAGTCCAACTCGTAATATATATCACCCGTGAAAATATAGCCCTATATGGAATATTCCATATAGCATCAAAAATGGACCAACCCATGGTAGGGTTGGCCCCGAGCCACCACGAGGGGGCCAGGATGGCTCACAAGTAAGCAGTCTATTTATTTATTCTTTAAGACAGATGTTAAAAACACGATTGCAAAATCAGTATATGAAATGGATAAATTAAAAGGAGATATAATTTGTGTTTTATATTTATATTTTATTAGACCCTAGAAAAAAAGGTAAATATAGTTTTGATACTATTAATACGTCTTTTTTATATGAACCTATTTATGTAGGTAAAGGTCAATATGATAGATGGAATGATCATTTAAGAGAAGCAACTAACACCAACCACAATTCACTCAAATTAAATAAAATTCGAAAAATAATTCGAGAAACTAATTCCGCTCCTATTATATTAATACTATATAAATTTAAAGATGAAAGTCAAGCATTTCTTAAAGAAATAGATCTTATTTCAAAGATAGGAAGAATAGATTTAAGAACCGGTTTTCTTACTAATTTAACAAATGGTGGAGAAGGACAATCCGGCGCAATTGTTACAGATGAAACTCGTAAAAAAATAAGTGATGCACTTTCAAATGGGAAAAGTCCAAGATTAGGTAAAAAACATAAACAAGAATCTATAGAAAAAATGAGAAAAGCCCAATCTGGTGAAAATCATCATATGTTTGGAAAACGTGGTCCAGAAACGGTAAATTATGGTAAAAAATTTTCAGATGAATGGGTAGATAAAATTAGAAAATCCAAATTGGGTGAAAATAATTATTGGTTTAATAAAACATTATCAGAAGAACATAAATCTAAAATTAGTAAATCTAATTCCAAAAAAAATCATCCTAATTATGGAAAACATCTAACACAAGAACATAAAAATAAAATCAGTCAAAAACTTAAAGGTAGAGTGTTTAATGAACAATGGAAACAAAATATAAAAAATGCTAAAAAAAGAAAAAAAGAACTGGTTCAAGTTGTGTAAGGATATATTCTAATGCCAAAAAATGATATTTTATTGACAAATAAATTTTATCCACGTGGGTTAACTGAAGAAAGCGTTCATTCTTTTTACACAAAGAATGCATCCAAAATAATCAAAGAATCACACGGAAGACCAATTCTTACTTTTATATATGTATCGCCAGACAAATATGTTGTTAAACGCAATGATAGTAATGGGCAACCATTTGTACTAACAGTTGACAAGTTTGAAAAGATTGTGCATCCTAGAGTAGTAAGTATAGCAGTAGAAATGTCCCCAATAACTGCATATTGGTGTTTAGATATTGATGCTAAAGATGAAACAAATGAAAGAAAAAAACAAAATTGCGTATTGGATGTTATTGAATTTCTTAGACATATGAATGAAGTAGATGGATATCAAATACTAACGTCGTCTACATCATATCATATATATGCACACCTTTTCCGTAAAGTAAACATTACAAGTGCTAGAAGTTATATAAAAAACCAATTATTAGGGCATTTCGGAAATCAATATAATATTGATAGAAAAAATAAAAGCATAAGTAAAATCAATATAGATTTATCACCTATGGCCAGACGAGGGTCTCATACATTATTATATGCATTGAATCTCAATGGACTTAAATGTATTGATGTTACAAATAATGTTGATGGATTTAACCGAAGGCGTCTCATAGTATAAAGGATGGTACATGGAAATGGATAATTTAATTGAAAGATATCTTAAAGGAGCATTGGGTGTAACTAAAGCAACTCTAGGTATAATGAAAGCGCCTGATCATATAATAGAACACCGTAGAACTTTTTGTGCAATGTGTGAATATAAGACTATTGCAAGTAATAAAAATCTAGGTGGGCGCATTGCTAGATGCAGTTTATGTAAATGTATTGTCAAAGCTAAAACATTATTGAAAGATGAACAGTGTCCTGATAATCCACCTCGTTGGAATAAAGTATAAAAGGAATTGACTATGAATATTGGAGCATTTTTTCGTAGAGCAACTACTAAAATAGGTAATGGATTAGTTCTTAAAAATGGATTGTATACTGAAAAAGGTACTACGATGCAAAATGATCTTGTTGTTAAAACTGGAGATGTAATCTTTAATGATATACCAGAGGTGCAACAACAACCACCATTAATGACATCTCCAATGCCAGGACAACCAATAATGATAACAACCACTCCAACAGAAATGGAAGGTCTTGATCCAGGTACTGTAGTTGCAGTACCTCTAATAGATAATAAATCAGCAATATTATTAATAAAATTACCATTAGATGACGGTAGTTCAATTGAATCGCCTTTTTAAATAAATTTCATAAACAATAACGAATAAATTATAAACTGTTAAAAATAATAACGTTGAAAAATTAGAGGAGAAATTAAAAATGAGTGCGAATTCTATACAAATGATGACAGGTGGAATAATTGAAGGGGAAACTGTTGGACTACCACCAGGTCCATGGAAAATGGAACCATGTAAAGCATGTGGCACTCCGTTGTTTGATCAACGATTTATTATGATGAATCAAAGTTGCATTCTAGCGAAGGATGGAAAAGATAAGACTGCACTACATCCAGTGATGACTTGTTCACAGTGTGGATGGGTACATGGAAGCCCGGTACAAGAAAAGGAACCTCCAACGGTTGAAACTCAAGCAGACAATATTCATGTTTTTGAAGGACCTCCAACCTTGGAAAAATGTGAAGAAAGTGAGGCACCTCCACCTCAGTCTGTATAGTAATTCTTTTTCCATGTATTCATCTGGTGGCCTCTTCGGAGGTCACCATTTTTCATCTAATTTTATCAAAGAACTCATCAATTCCTACATACTTTCCTTTTATTCTACCCCATCTAGCTTTCCCGTCTCTAACATCAACGTGTATAAAATTTTGATCATATAAACCGATTCCCCCAAAAGCAAATTCTGGGATGAGTTTAGCTGCTTCATACATCTGTTTAACATCCATACCACTAATACATATGTCAGCTGCTTTACCTTGAGCATGCTGAGAAGTAGGATTCTTTTTGGATAGAGGATGATTCGGGCAGCGAAATCCACTAGATACTTTGATTGAAACTCCTACTTGATCTCTAAGTTTTTGAAGTGCTTGTACTAATATATTATTAATACCTTTTAATCCACAGTGTTGGCAGGCAAATTCATAGTCTGAAAAGTTTTTAGAGATGTTTCCCATAGCTACACCCTCCTAGTTTGTAATAGGACTTTGTCCAATATCTTCTTTGGTTAGAATATATTTAGCTACACCACAATCCCAGATACGATCATATCCATTTAATTGCATATTTTGCCACTCAGTTAAATTAGGATCAAATATATCTAGCTTTTCAGAGAGAAGATGTTTTTGAAAAGATAATCTATTAACACGTCCTCCGTTCCTTAAATAATAATAAGAGGGATTACTATTTCCTATAAAACTAAATCCACAATTAAAATATGATAATCCTTCACCAAATCTTAAATCCGCATATGTGATTATAGATTTTTTATCTTTCATTGTAAATTTTACTAATCTAGATAACCCACCTACTACTGATATATTGATTTTGTTACAGAATCTAAGTATTTCATATTCTATAGTTTTATCAAATCTCGGTTTTCCATATGTTAGAAGTGATACTAATTCATCTTCAAAGTAAAGTCCGATATGATGTCCATTAATTACCCCTTGTAAATGATTATCAAATAGAAAGAGTTTTGCATCTTCATTATGAACTTCTTTGATTTCACATTTACGTGCATATATGGTTTGGCATAATCCTAATTTAGATTTAATAATTGATTTTACTATTTCTTGTTTATCAGCCCATTCATCCTCAAATATATGAAGAAGCTGAATTCCTTTTTGTTTACATTGAAGAGTTTTATTAAGATGATAGTTTTTATCTTTACCATTTAACTCAGAATGCCAATACATACCATCGAACTCAATTGCTAAATTATGAGATGGTATATAAATATCTAATTCTAGTGGATATATTAAAGTTCTATTATTTTCTATTAATTTAATATTCAGTAATTTAATAAATTCTGTAAGTTCTTTTTCAACAAATGATGAATATGATAATCTGGGATAACAATAAGGGCATCTTGGAATACGACCATTGTCTAAATGATCTTCGAAAATACTTTCACATTTAGTACAAGTCCAAGAATATTTAAATTCATAATCTACTCCTTTATAGTCATCCATTGTAAAATTCGGAGTACATTTTTCTTTTAATCTATCTGAATTTATTAATATTCTAAAAAAGGTTTGGTTTCTAGTAGTTTTACAACTTTCTTGTATTTCTTCATCTTTAAATGGATGATCAACTCCATATCTTTCTAGACACGTTTGTCTAAATTTTTCTTTTATCTCTTCTGATTGTAATGGATATTTAACTCCATATTTATCTAACATAGTATCTCTATATTTTTGAATAATATTTTCATCTTTAAATGGATGATCAACTCCATATCTTTCTAGACACGTTTGTCTAAATTTTTCTTTTATCTCTTCTGATTGTAATGGACTTTCTACATTATAATTTGATAATAATGTTTCTTTATATTTTTGTTGAATTATTTTATTTTGAAGAGGATGTCCGCCGTATCTTTTTAAGAATGTAGATTTAACTTTTTTCTTATTTTCTGGATCTTTAGAAATATTATCAACCCCATGATTTTTCAAACAGGTTTGTTTTGATTTTTCTCTTACTTCTTTAGATTGCATTGGAAATTCTACACCATGCTTTTTCAAATTAGTTTGTTTCATTTTTTCTTTAATTTCTTTTGATTGAGATGGATATTCAACTCCATATCTTTCTAACATTGTACTCTTAACTTTTAATTGTACTGATTCAACTTTCATAGGATGTGTTACACCCATTTTTTTCATACAACTTTCTCGAAAAGAAGTTTTACCTTCTTCTGATTGCATAATATTATCAACCCCATATTTATCTTGTATTGTTCTTTTAATTTTTGCTTTAATTTCTTCTGATTGAAATGGGTTTTCAACACCATATCTTTCTAAATTAGTTCGTTTAGTTTTCTCTTGTATAGCTTTAACTTTTTCTGGATCAGAATAAGCAGCTTTTCTTTTTTGCTTAACTATATCTGATAAATTAAAACATTTTTTAGAACAATATTGTTGATATCCTTTAGTTATTTCAATAAA